TCCCTATACTGCTTATCTTGTTGAGTATCTTCAAGATGGTATGACCAAGTTTGACATTGTAACTTCTAAGAAAAAGGTAGATATCTTCGATCATTATTGGGATAACTACCGTGGTGATTTTAAGAACATGACACAAACTGAAGGTAGAATCAATCCTAAACTATGGGGTAATGATAAAAAAACTGACAAGAAAAGAAAATGAGTAAAGGATTTGATATTAAACTTGAAGGGATTGATATGAATCCAGATCAAGTACAAAACCTTCTTAAAAAATATAAGAAGATCAAGAAGTATCAGAAATCCAGTCTCTTTGCAGTCAAAACTATGGATGGGACAGAAGACTATGTGTCCCAGCTCATTAAAGAAGGTGAAGAATACGGGCCACTTGACTAAATAATCAATGGGGTTTATAATAATCCTATCGTTCAACCCTCAGGGGTCGCAAGTAAGTCGCGGAACGGAGCGTTCAGTCTATGATTCTCGAACTACTTCTCTTTGCTAAAGAACCAAACATGACTTGCCTTCAATGGAAGGAAGTCGTGGAAACAGTAGAGCAATCAGATTTGTCTGAGAAACACAAAGATGCATTTCTAAGGAAGATTAAAGTTCCTTCAAGGTGCATTAAATCATAGACCGCAAACGACTGAAGGAACGGGTTTTAATTAACCTTAGTATTTCAGGAGAAACACAATGAACACACTTAACATGATTCGTAGGCAGATCAAAAAAGCATCTGCACTTCACGATGCACAAATTCATATGACATCATACCGTGGTGTCAAGTACGAGTGTCAGCAAGGTGAAGGGGAAACCCATGGTACCTTCTGTTATCGTGGTCATACTTACAACAAATGATACTTGTCATTTGTCAAGCAATCTGATAGACTGGGGGGACATAAGTCCTCCTTTTTTTATGGAAAAAGACAAACTTAAAGTAATTGTTAGAAATCTGAGACTACTGGTTGACGCATTAGAGTCTGAGGTGTATTCTGATGTCTCGGCATACACAAATAGGTTAGAAGAGACCCTTCCCCCGCTTCCTGACTATGATGAGGTGTTTGAAGATGATGAATGATGATTGGCGTTACTCTGAAGAAAGACTTAAACTCAGGGAACAATGTCTTAAGGTTTTGTTAAATAGATATGGTAGTGCTAATATAAACGAAACGTCATATACGTCACAAAACATTTATGAGTGTGTTGATACTTGGATCTCACAAGGAAACAAGATTAGTAATGGAATCATTGCTTATTTCAACGCTTATTTCAACCATGAAAACCAAGAAAGCAATCAAGTACATCCTTAAACATCCAGAACTTTTCACAGAAGGTGAAAGAATGTATGTTGAGAGAGTAAAAAAAGAACGTAAACAAATTAAGTTACAAAAGAAATATGAATCAAGCAAAACTGATATCAGTAACTCCTGATGCTGAACAACACATTGCATATTGTGCACGTGTGTCTAATCCAAACAATCAGGACAGTGAAAAGTTTGCTGGACTACTTAAGTATTGTATCAAACACCAACACTGGAGTATCTTTGAACAAGCGTTCATGACCCTTGAGATTGAGACCACACGCGGTCTTGCTGCTCAGGTTTTGAGACATCGTTCATTTACATTTCAAGAGTTTTCTCAACGGTATGCAAGTACTAATCTTCTAAGTACGGACATTGAACTTCCAGAACTTCGTCGTCAAGATACGAAGAATCGTCAAAATTCTATTGATGATCTTGATCCTGAAGTTGTCGATAAACTTGAACGTCAGATGGTTACATTGTTTAGTTCTGCACAAAGTCTTTATAATCAAATGTTGGAAGAAGGTGTAGCAAAAGAGTGTGCACGTTTTGTTTTACCTCTTGCCACACCAACCAGAATGTATATGACTGGTTCTATTCGTTCTTGGATTCATTACATTGAATTGAGATCTGCAAATGGAACTCAGAAAGAACACATGGACATCGCAAACTCTTGTAAAGACATTTTCAAAGAGCAGTTTCCTGTGATTTCAGAGGCTCTAGAGTGGTAATAAATATTCAAACTTGAGGTGAAAGTTTTGGCAACATATCCTGTTAAAAATAAACAAACTGGTGAACAAAAAGAAATACGAATGAGTATTCATGATTGGGACCAGTGGTGCAAAGACAATCCAGACTGGGAGCGTTACTATACTCCTGATAACGCTCCCTGTCTTGGTGTTGAGATGGGAGATCCCTTCAGTAAGATTTACACCAAACATCCAGGATGGAAAGATGTTATTGGTAAAGCAAAGAAACAACCAGGTTCAAATCTAAAACACTACGATTAAATACATGTCAGCGAAGAAAAAAGCAGGTGTCGGAACTACAAACCCAGTTCCATTTGGTATGAGCAATAGAACGATGAAGAGAAAGAAGCCAATTAATCTCGACTACATCAAAAAGGTTGAACCGATCACAGAAAATCAGGAAATCTTTTTTGAAAAGTATAAAAATCAACAGAACTTGGTAGCATATGGATGTGCTGGTACAGGAAAGACCTTTATCACCCTCTACAACGCCCTTCTGGATGTCTTAGACCCTAAGTCACCCTACGAGAAGATTTACATCGTCAGATCCCTTGTGCCCACCAGAGAGATTGGTTTCCTTCCTGGTGATCATGAGGATAAGTCATCTCTCTATCAGATTCCATACAAGAACATGGTGAAGTACATGTTCGAGATGCCTGATGATGCTTCTTTTGAAATGTTGTATAACAATCTCAAGGCACAGGGTACTATTTCTTTCTGGTCCACATCATTCATTCGTGGTACAACCCTGGACAATGTGATCGTTATTGTTGACGAGTTCCAGAACCTTAATTTCCACGAACTTGACTCAATGATCACCCGTATTGGTGAGAACTCAAAAATTATGTTCTGTGGTGATGCAACTCAGTCTGACTTGACAAAACAGAATGAAAGAAATGGTATTGCTGACTTCATGCGTATCTTGACGAACATGCCATCCTTTGATACAATTGAATTTAATGCAGAGGATATCTGTAGAAGTGGTCTTGTTAAAGAGTACATCATTGCCAAACTTGAACTCGGTATGTAATGTTTAATCACATTGAAATAGATTATCCAACTCTCGATAGAGAGATGATTGACGGTGTTCGATATTATGACACTCCTGATGGACAAAAATTAGTTTCCATCACATCTATTATTAGTCACTACAATCGAGAAATCTTCACTAAGTGGAGAAAGAGGGTTGGTGTTGAAGAAGCAAACAAGATCACAAAGGCAGCAACCAGTCGTGGTACTGACATGCACACACTGGTTGAAAACTATATGTTAAACAAAGAACTTCCGACAGTACAACCGTTGTCAGAGTTCCTTTTTAAACAAGCCAAACCTGATCTAGATAAAATCGATAATATTCATGCAATTGAACAAGCCCTTTTTAGTAGGGAGTTGGGTGTTGCAGGAACGGTCGATTGTATTGCTGAGTATGATGGAGAACTTGCTGTCATTGACTTTAAGACAAGTAAGAAACCTAAACCAGAAAAGTGGATCGAACATTACTATGTACAGTGTGCAGCCTACGCATGTATGTTGTACGAAATGACTGGTATTATGGTTAAAAAATTTGTCATCATCATGTCTTGTGAAAATGGAGAAGTTGAAGTCTATGAACAGTATGATAAGAGAAAGTACATCAACCTTCTCGCAAAATATATTAGCGAGTTTGTTGAATTCAAATTACAACAACATGTCTAAATCTGAAGAACTAAGTGTTGATCAACTGATTGATAAAAAATTTTACAACAGTCGAACCTTCGCAGAGGAAATTGAAAATATTGTTAAAGACAATATTGACATGAAGTACGTTGATGCTATAGTATATTTTTGTGAAAAGAATAGTTTGGACATCGAATCTATTCCTAAACTAATTTCAAAACCCCTCAAGGAAAGATTGAAAGCAGAGGCAATGGAATTGAATCTATTGAAACGTACATCTCACGCCAAACTTCCTTTATGATACCAAAAGTGAGTCCCTTTGATACATACAAGGCATACCTTGGATTGAAAAATCACTTTACCAAAGACAAATATGATTACCATCGTTATGGTGGTAAGTCACGTGCATCATTAGAGTCCTTCTATAAACGTAAGGACAGATTCTTTTTTGAAAAGTTGAGTCGTCAAAAAGATGATAGTGAAGTCATTGAGTTTTTTGTTTCTAACTTTGTCAGTTGTAACGATCCTCAGTCTCTGTGGATCGGAGAAATTGTTCGGAACGGGGAACAGAATTACACCGATTGGAAGAGACGACTTCAGTCGTTATCTTATACGTTCAAATCGGAAATAGAAAATGTCTTCGGTGATAAAGACTTTGATTCAATGTTTAATATTGTGGGAACGAGACACCCTCAAATTGTCAAAGAACATTTGGCAAAAAATTTATCACTTGAATCTCTTGTAATCTTAAATAAGATTTTGGGATTCAAAAAACAATTCGATAGTAAATTGGATGATCCTGTTTGGAAATTCTTATCAATGAGAATTGAAAAGTATGATTCCTTTATACATATTGATGTATTTAAATTTAAATCAATCCTTAAGGAGGTTATAGTCCATGGCACTTGATAATGCAACTGTGCTTGAAAATCTGAAATCTCAGAGAGAAGAATTGGAAAAACAACTTGATGGTGGTAGAGAAATGTACCTGAAAGTATGTGGAGCAATCGATGTTCTCGAGCAAATTGAAGAATCTAAACAACAAGACGAACAACTTTTAGAAGCAGAAGCACAAGTACAATGAGTTTTTTCCAATCGGAATTAGTCCAAGATGAGATGAACAGGATTGCCGAATTACAAGAGGCAATCTATAAAAATGTGTTTACATTTTCATCTATGACAAAAGAAGATAAACTTGAGCATGTTGAAATGTTGGAGGAACTGTTGAAAAAACAACAGATCCTCTATACTCGTATGAGTTTGTCTGAAGATCCCGAAGCAAAATTGATGAGGGAAAATATCATGGAATCTGCAAAACAACTTGGGTTTCCGCCAGATGTTGATCTGGCATATGTCTTCAGTAATATGACCAATATCATTGAAAACATGAAGAAGTCTCTTGACAACACCCCCTGAGGGTCCTATAGTAAGGGGGTGGTTAGGTCCCCCACCAAAACTTAACCAACAAGCCAAATACAAACTACAGGTAAATACGAATGTCCTTTTCAGATTTAAAGAAACAATCCTCTCTTGGTTCTCTGACACAGAAACTGGTTAAAGAAGTAGAGAAACAAAATGGTGGTGGCGGTAATGGTACCGATGACCGTCTGTGGAAACCAGAGATGGATAAGAGTGGTAACGGATATGCTGTTATTCGTTTCCTTCCTGCTCCCGAAGGAGAAGATCTCCCTTGGGTGAAGCTGTTCTCCCATGCCTTCCAAGGTCCTGGTGGTTGGTACATCGAAAACTCCCTGACTACCATTGGTGGTAAGGATCCTATCGGTGAACTGAACCGTGAACTGTGGAACAGTGGTAACGAAGCAGATAAGGAAACTGTTCGTAAACAAAAGCGTAAACTTTCTTTCTACGCAAATATCTACGTGGTCAAGGATCCTGCCAATCCTCAAAATGAGGGTAAGGTGTTCCTGTACAAGTTTGGTAAGAAGATCTTCGACAAGATCATGGAAGCAATGCAACCTGAATTCGAAGATGAAACTCCTATCAACCCATTTGACTTCTGGCAAGGTGCCAACTTCAAACTCAAACTG